TGGCCCCGATCCTACCGAGCCGTGTCAAAACGTCGCCCGTCTCACGCTGCCCCACGCTGTCGCACGGCACGAGATCGAGGCGGAATCTGTCCACCAAATGCTCCACATTCTCGAGGGGCTTTTCCACCGGATGCTCCGGGTTGTCCACACCCGCCCTAGCGGCGGCGCTCGGGCTCGGCCTCGCGCTGGCGGGCCACGAATGCATCGAGCGAGGCGCGGGTGACCATGGCCGCGGCGCCGACGTGGAACCCCTCCAACTCGCCCGCCTCGAGGAGGCGGTAGATCGTCGCGCGGCTCACCCCCAGATAGGTGGCCGCGGTCAACTTGTCGGGATCGACCGAGGCGATGGGGAGGCCGATGGGCCCGGGGCGGGCGGGGCTCGGGTTGGTCGAGCCCATCAGGGTGAGTTGCTCTGTCACTGTGTCATGCCCCCCGGCGGTGTCTCGCGGTGTCGCGGGCTGTATCCATGTGATACACCTACGGGTCGGCGACGGGCAACCCTGCCACGGCGATTGAGACATCCCGAGATTGTGTGAGACGGGTGATTGGGGTACGCTACTGGTGTCAAGCCTTGCGACACCCGATAGGAGCCACCCCCGTGAACACACCCACCCCCAAGCATTGCCGTCGAGTCGATGGCCTACCCGGAACCCCGTGCAAAACGTGCGGGCGCATCGTCGTCCGCAAGGGCTCGGGCCGAGGGATGTACCGCCTCACCCACGAGGCCGCCCCCGCCCCCGAGATCGAGATCGATCATGATCTCTGCGACCGCGAGGAGCACCTCCGCCGCCGCGAGACGGGCGAGGATTGTCCGCTCGTGCTCGAGGGTGAGGCGCTCTGATGCCGAACCCGAACCCCAAGCCCCGCCCCATCTCGCGCCGCCCCGACGGGCGACCGACCCTGCCCGCCGGGATGTCATACCGGCGCAACGGCACCATCCGCTATCGCTACACCGAGCACGGGCGCCGGATCGATCTCTACGCGCCGACCGCCGAGGAGGCGCTCCGCAAGCGATTCGAACCCAAGCCCGATCCTGGATCGGTCACCATCGATGAGACCACCACTCTCGCCGACTATCTGCGCGTGTGGGTGGCGGGGCTCGGCCTCCGCTCCAACTCGGTGGGCACCCACGAGGGCCACGTGCGTAACCACCTCATCCCGCTTTTCGGCGAGGAGGTGCGCCTCGCCGCCGTCACCCGCGAGTTGGTCAAGGTTCGATTGGTCGAGTTGCGCGCCCGCCGCTCGAGGTACGGCACCCCGCTCGCGCCCCAGACCGTCGCCCTGATCTACGCCACCTTGCGCCTCGCCCTCAACGCGGCCATGGATGATGGCCGGATCCCGAGCAACCCGGCCATGCGCCACCGCCCCAACGGCACCACCGGCTCCAAGGCGCGCGGCGCCCGGGTCGGCCTCGAGGCGCGGATCCCCACCGAGTTGGAGATCAAGCGGATGGGCAAGGCGCTCGAGGGCGACCCGCTCGAGGCCCTCTTCCGGCTCACGGCCATGACCGGGCTCCGCCAATCCGAGGTGCTCGGGCTGTCATGGGCGGATGTCGAGGCGGGCGCGCCGACCCACATCCGGGTGAGTCAAGGTCTGCGCCGGACCGATCGAGTGCTCGACGATACCAAGAACGCATCCTCCGCCCGGTTCGTGCCCATCGGGCCCGCCGCCCGCACGCTCCTCCGCGAGCACCGCATCCTCCACCCGGGCCCGGGGCTCGTGTTCCGCAAGCCCGACGGATCGCCGCTCGTGGGCTCGACCATCTCGCATTGGTTCACCCATCACGCCAAGGCGCTCGAGCTGCCGTACACGTTCCACGATCTCCGGCACGCCTACGCCTCGCGGCTCATCAACGCGGGGGTGTCCATCGCCATCGTGTCGAAACTCCTCGGCCATGCCGATGTGACCATCACCAGCCGCACGTACCACCACCTCCTCCGCACCGATGAGACGGGCACCGCGGCCATCGCCGAGGCGGCGCTCGGATGAGCAAGCCCACCACCGAGCGGCACCCATTCGAATGGACGGGCGGCACCTACCGCTCGCCCGCGGGGCGCACCTACCGGATCTGCGCCACGTGCGGGCGCCCCAACGTGGCCCAGACGCACACCAAGCGGGGCGAGGGGCGGCTCCCCCGCTATCTGCCACCGGCGGCGCCCGCGCCCGTCTCGGTGGCCCCTGTGAGCCCACGGATCATCGATTGGCGAGTGCGGATGCTCGCCCTCGCGGTCGAGGAGGTGCTCGCTCACTCCGAGATATCGGACGTGCTCGAGGTCCGGGTGCGCGAGGTCAAACGGGCGCTCAACTCCGAGTTGTACGGCACCTCCGAAAAGGCGCGCCCGATCCTGGATCCCCCCGAGCTGCCGCGAGCCGCCCCGCTCGCCCGCCCGGTCACCCCGCCGCTCGCCACCGCCGCCCACCGCCGGATGGCGGGATCGTTCCGCTCCAATCGGATGCGCGATCTCTTCGAACGCGGCATCCGGGCGGGGTGGGTCGCCGATGAGACCGGGGGCGGGCACGTGCGGCTCAAGGGGCCCGCGGGCGGCATCCTGATCATGAGCGCCTCGGCGGCGGATCGAGGGCGGGGCTTCCGCAACCTCGTCGCCAATGCCAAGCGGATGGGCATCGACACCACCGGGCTCTAACCCATGCTCGGCGCTCGACCGACCCCGTTCCGTTGAGCCTTGCGAGCCACCCGGAGGAGCGCGGCGAGCGCCGAGACGGGGGCACGATATCACCCCCACCGGTGGGGTACGCACCCCTCGAGTGGGGTACGAATGGGGTAAGCCCCCGGCCACCCGATCCGAACGGATAGCCGGTTCGTGCACGAATGTGGTCGGGGCGGAGGGATTCGAACCCTCGACCACCAATCCCCCAGATTGGTGAGGCACGCTCGGGAACCCCGGTTCGTGCTCACGGAACGTCTCTCACTGTCGCCCAATGTGCCCGATTGATGGGGTAAATTGGGGTACGAATGGGGTAAGGTCGGGGGCCCCGGCGAGCCCCCGGAATTCACCCCTTGCGACGGTCGCGGCGAGCCATAAGCACGGTCAAACCCACCGCCGCGGTGAGCACCGCCGCCCGTTGCTCATTGGGAACCCCGGGGAACACGAGGGCCGCGCCGACAATTACCAGCGTGAGCCCGAGGGCGACCATCTCCCAGAGGTGCGCCACGTCACCCCCACGTGAGGGCCCGCCACCCTCCCGCCTCCCACATTGGGAGGGTGTCGCGGGCGAGCCGAGCCGAGGTGAGCGGATCGATCGCCCCGGCAGCTCGAGACCAATGCGAGCACCCCCACTCGGCCACACCCCACGAGTCTCGCCCGCGGTAGGACACCCACGCGAGCCATGAGCCCACCTCGGCATCGAGCGCCATCTCGCGCCCTTGCTGGTACGCGCGGTTGATCTCGGGCCCGACGGGCTCGACCTTTGGCGGCGGCGGGCATGGCACCGGGGTGGGCGGCGGCGGGGTGCTCGAGGTCTGCGCCTTGGTCACCGCGAAATAGACCCCGCTCGAGAGGCGCTCCGCAAACCCCTCGAGTTTGCTCGCCTCGGTCCACTCATAGCCCCCGCATTCGGGGTCGCCCTTGAGCCACTTGCTCCCGCTCTTCTCGGGCGCCACGTAGATCGCATGGCCCCCGGTGTAGTCGCCGCACCCCGCGATGCCGCCGGTGCCTTGGAGGATGACCCCGCGCCCCTCCTCGAGCGCGGCCACCACCTTGCCCCACCCCTGCCCGGAGCGGATCGAGAGCGAGTGCCCGTAGGAGGCCCACGCATCGGCGGCATCGTAGAGATCGGTGCCGCCGTCGTTATCGCCTTGGCGGTGGCGGAGGTCGCCGCCGCGCCGGTTGGTCGCGCCCTTGGTGTGATGGGCGAGCGCCATGCCCGCCGCCGCCATCGTGCAATTGGAGCCCTCCGAGTGGGGGCTCGAGTGGCTCTCCGAGGGGTCGCCGAATTGGGATCCGAACGGGGCGCGGTAGATCCCGCCGCCGGTGTCGGGTTGATCCTGGATCGGCCCGCGGCTGTCGGGCTCGATCCGGTCGGGCACCCGGAGCCCCGCCACCTTGCGCCGCCACCGCCACCAGACGATGAGGCGGAGGCGGAGCCACCACACCCGGAGGCGGGGCGCCTCGCTCATGCGCGGGGGCCGTAGGCCAACCACGAGGTGGTCTGCGTGACCGCGGAGGCGGCGGCGCCCGTCCCTTGGAGCCAACACGTGAACCCGGTGGTGGTGATCGCAGACTGCCGCCCGAACACGATGCGCCCCGCGGTGCCGCCCGCGGATTGGGTGCCGAGCACCACGATGGGCGCGGCGGCGAACGGGCGAGCGAACACCACCGCTTGCCCGATCTCCGCTTGCCCGGAGGCAAGGGTTTGCTGGAGGGCACCCGATTGGATGTCCATGGCGACCACCATGTCATGCACGATTCCGCCCCACGCGGCATCGAGGAGAGCCCCCGCTACCGGGCGCGCTGGTACTGCCATTGCAACCTCCTCAATCGAACACCTCGAGCACGAGCACCAACTCCGGGCGCTGCGAGCCACCCTTTTCGACGGGCCAGAATTCGGTGGTGTCGGCGCCCGAGCCCGAGCCCGCATAGAGCGCGAGCCCACGTTGCGCGGCGAGACTACCGCCCGCCGAGGCGGGCAACCACGGGAGCACGAGCCCATCCACCCGGATGCCCACCGCCGCGTTCTGTGCCGTGGTGACGTTGGAGCGGATGCTCCCGGTGGTCGCGGGCCCGGGCCACACCACCGCGTTGCCACTCGAGGGGCTCGAGGAGGAGCCCGCCGACCACGAGCCCGTGATGCGCTTCACCTCGATGGTGGGCGAGGAGCCGAACCCGATCCGCACTTGGTCTGTGGTGTCGAGGTTGAGGGTGGCGCTCACGAGCCGCCGCAACTTGGTGCCCGGGATGTTTGGGAATTGGATGAGGGCGCGGTATGACCACCCCGACCATGCCCCGACCGGGAGCGAGGAGGAGGCGCCCGCCCCGTAGTTGGAGCCGCCCGAGGTGAGGGCGATGAGGGCATCGGAGGTCGCCACGTACACCCGCGTCTCGGTGTGGTACGGGTCGGGTGGCGGGATCGGCGGTTCCACCGGGGGCACCTCTTGATCCCACTCCGCCCGCGGGATCATCGTGACCATCCGAAACCGCCACCCGGCCTCGGTCACTCCCACCGCGGCGCCGACCACCGCGACCGTGAGGTCAACGGGATCGCCGTGGTTGTCATCCGCCACCCGGAGCCCGCTCGGGCCATCGGCGGCGCCCTCGAGGAGGAGCGCCAACTCCGCCGCGGTGTACGGGCGCACCTCGCCGAGGTTCACCTCGAGCCCGCTATCGGATCGATCATCGAGGATCCGTTGGGCCCACACCGCGGCGTTGGGCACCACCCGGGCCACATCGAGGCGGCGCTCGCCGAATATCGCAATCGAATTCGGATCCTGGATCGCGGGCCCGAACGTGGTCCCGCTCGAGTAGGAGCGAACCGAGTTGCGGATCGATTCGCCTTGGCTCACATCCTCGAGCGAGGCGAGCCCCTCGAGCCACACCCCGCCCGTCTCGCCCTCGGGCGGGCACCCCACCGCGTACTTGGCATCGGGGAGCGAGCCCCACGGGGTGAACCGGAGCACCCCGGTGGGATCGATCCACACGTATGTGAGGGCATCGAGGGCCGCGTCTTGGATGATCGCCCACGCGCTCCGCGCCTTGCCATCGTGCGCGCTCACCGCGGGGTCGGGGGCGGTGATCGTGGACACGTCGGGCCCGACCATGCGGATGTCATCGAAGAGGGGCGCATCGGCGGCGGAGGTCGCCGCCGCATGGATACGGAGATCGATGCCCACGGTCGCCGTGTTGGCGGGTGTCACGAACGTACCCGACAGGTACTCCCACGCGCCCACGAACGTGCCATCGAATTGGGCTGCGAGGAGGAGCCCGCCCGCCGCGTCACGGGCGATTGGGATGATCGAGCCCGGGAGGCCCGCCGAGCGGAACACCCACCCCGAGATCGTGTAGGAGAGCCCGGGCGCGGACGGGAGCGTTTGTTCGAATTGGGGATACCCCGCGCCACCCACCACCTTGAGCACGTGGGCGCCATCGGGAGCGCCCGCGACCGGGACCGCGCCCGAGCCCGCCCCTCCGCCTTGGTTCACCCACCCGGTGGTGCTCGATTCGAACGAACCATTCACGAGGAGTTGCACCACGGGTTGCTCGGTTTGCACGCGCACCAGCGAGCCGAGCCCCACCGCATTGACCACCGCCCGCACCCGGGCCCGCAACGTGTTGGGGAGTGAGGCGCCCTCGGCCAACTCGGCTTGGGCGAGGTTGGCGATGGCATCGAGGGCGCGGAGGCGCCCTTGCTGCGAGGCGAGTTGGTAGCGCCCCTCATCGAGGAAACCCGACCATGCGGGCAACGGAGTGGGCACCTTGCCCATGAGCCGCACCGGGGTGCCCGGCTTGATCGCGCCGAAGTATGGCGAGGCCGTGTTCATGGGGTCGAGGAGCCGCTCCGGGTCATACGTGCGGAGGTCGAGTTGGCCCGCCTCGGCTGTCGAGAGCACCCCCGATTCGGTGCCCGCCCCGGTGCGGTACTCCGCCTCGAGCACCTCGCACTCCACGGCTTGCCATTGGGGGTTGGCCCATCGGTCGCCACTCCACACCGCCCGTTGCCATCGGTTCACCACCGAGGCCGCGGTATAGATCTCGATGCCGACCGATTCCGATCCTGGGCCGATGCTCACTTGGCCCACTCGGGGATCGAGCCCCCATTGATCCGGGTGGTGCGGCGGAGGGCGCGGATCACCGCGGCCTCGGTGGCGAGGCTGTCGCCCGTCGCGGTGATGTGGAACGTCACGGTGGTATTGCCACCGCTCGAGGCGCGCCCGCTCCGGGTGGTGGCGGCAGATGATGCGCCCGAGGTGGTGAGCCCGCCGATGATGCCGCCGATGCTCCCAGCGATGTCGGCGAGGGGCCCGATCTTGGAGAGCATCTTGCCCACCCACTCGATGCCCTTTTGGAGCCACGAGATCAATTGGGTGAGCCACCCCACCACCACCGTGATGGCCCGGGCGACGATGCCGAGGGCGAGCCCGAGCGCCTTGAGGAGCGGGATGATGAGCGGCAGGATCGCCGAGATGAGGGTGCCGAGCGACTTGATCATCGGGGTGATGGCCGGGAGGATGGCATCGAGGGCGGGTAGCAGCGCACTACCGACCGTCTCGCTCAACTCGGCCATGGCATCGCCCGCCTTGGCTTGGGCCCCGGCGGTCGAGTTGCCGAACGCGAGCGCCTGCCCCGCCGCCGCCTTTTGCGCGTTGGCGAGGGTGTCGGATGCGGTGGCGCCCTTTTCCAAGCCCGGGATGAGGCGGGCCAATTGGGTGTCCTGCCCCGCTTGCGCCTTGGCGACGGCATCGGCGGCGGTGGCGAGATCAACCCCCGCGAACCGGGCGATGTCCTGCGCGGTCGAGAGGAGCCCGGTGGCGGTAGTCACGTCGCCCGTGGCGGTCACGAGCGATTGGAGCGCATCGCGCGTCTGATCATCGGAGAACGCGCGCTCTTGGCCCGCCGCGATGGCGGCATCGATCTCGGCGGTGTAGTCGGCGGTCGAGCCGGTGGCGGCGGCGATGGCGGATTCCAACTTGGCTTGCTGCGCCGCATCCTCCGCCGCCGCGTTGGTCATCTCCGAGAGGGCGATGGCGATACCGCCCGCCGCGGCGACCATCGGGAGCATTTTCATGGCGGTGCCACCGATGGCCCCGCCGAACCCGCTCACCGCACCCTTGCTCGCGTCGAGATCCTTGGTGAGGTCGGCGGGGTCGCCCTTGATCTGGACCGTGAGCCCGAGCACCTAGCCCACCCGCCGCTTGCGCCGACCCTTGGCCGCGGCCTCGCGCTGATCCTGGATCGCCCGATACTCCTCGAGCTGCGCAACGGTGAGGTGGCCCGCCACGTCGGGCGGGAGCCCGGTGATCACGGCGGCTTGGACCGAGGCGGTCGCCTCCGCATCGGCCTCCTCATCGACCACCGCGAGATCGACCGTCACGCGCCACGTCTGCGCCTCTTCCCACGTGGTCGCGGGCGCCTCCCGGCGCTCGAGTTGGTAGGCCCACGCGTAGAGCAATTCCACCCCGCGCTCCACCTCCTCGGGCGGGGCGGTGGGGCTGTCGAGGAGGCGGAGGAACCGTTGCACGTCGGCTTGACGGAGGCCCACGAGGGCATTGGCCCGGGCGATCTCGAGGGCGGTGAGGGTGCGGATGGCGGCGAGCGTCACCACCACGTGGCGGGGCTCGCTCATCGGCTCACCCCGAACCCCGCGCGCTTGCCCGCCTCGGCGAGGTGATCCTCGTATTCCTTGACGATCTCGTCGCTCGAGGAGGCGAGGGTGTCGCCGACCATATGGGCGCCCGCCATCCGGGCGGTGCCGAATTCGACCGGTGGCGCGTAGCGGAGCGGTGAGGAGATGGTGGCCTCACCCGCGGCCACCCCGCCCGACCACGAGACCGCGAGGGCGCCGGTGCGCCGCGGGGTGCGCTGGGCCACCTCGGGCACGAGCCGCGAGATGATCCGGCGGTGGGGCTCGGTGAGGTCGGCGGCGGCTCGGGCGATGGCATCGAGCCCCGCGATCACCTCATCCTTGCCCGTGACCACCACCGTGGGCTTGGTCATGCGACCGCCTCCGCCTCCGCCTCCTCGAGCGTCGGGAACGCGGCGACCGCAAGGGTGGGCTTGGTCGAGCACGGCATCTCGACATCCAACTCCGCGTAGGTGTCGGCCTCGCCGCCCATCGTCGGGGCGATGAGCCGCACCTCTCCGGTCATGCCCGGGAAATCGTCGGTGGGCGGGATGAGGGTGGCCCCGTGGGGCTGGTATTGGAACTCGGCGAGGGCGCCATCGTTTTCGAAGAGGAACCGGGCGAGGCCGCCCGCGCTCCAATCCTGTGCCGCCACGATGTGGAGGCTGTAGGAGGTGGCGCTCACCGAGGAGAACGTGCCATCGGGGCACAGGGTCCGGTACTCGACCACATCGCCCGCCGCGGCGAGCACCTCGGCGGTGTGCACGTCGCAGTTAAATTCGGTGCGGGTGGCGCCGCCCGAGACCAACTTCAGGGTGAGCGAGACATCCCGCATGAAAAGGGGTGTGGTCATGGCAACGGCTCCTCCGCGGTGGTGAGTTGGATGGTCGCGACCGTGGTTGCGTAGGGCACGTTCGCGAGCGAGGCATCGGACGGCTTGGCCCACGTCGGGAGTTGGACACCGGGCACGGTGAGCAAGGCCTGATCGGCGGCATCGATGAGATCGGCGAGCGCCGCGAGCGCCGCCTCCGAATCGGGGCGCCCCGCCACGAGCGTGAGTTGCCACCGGGCCACCCGCTTGCGCCCGAGCGACAACTCGACCGAGCCCCACGGGTCGCCCGGTTCGATGAGCGCGCATGGCGCCGAGAATTGCCCCGTGTACGCGACCCGCACGCCACCGGCCTCGAGGGCGGTGGCGATCCTGGATCGGGTCGCCATGAGGCGCGACACCTAGCCGAGCCCGAACGTGGCGTAGCGGGCGAGGATCGGGCGCTGTGCCTCGAGATAGTCGCGGGCGATGCGGATGGCCGCGCCTTGGAGATCAACGTACCCGGTGAGCCCGAACGTGGCCTCGCGGCGCTTGTACGTCTCGACCCCGCACACCCGGGCGCTCCACACCAACTCGGCGGGGAGCGGCGGGCTCACGTAGGTGGCGCCCTCGAGCGCCCGGTCAAAGCCCGCGTTGACCGCGGCGGCGGATGCCTCCGCCCACTCGGTATCGGCGGGGGCAGGACTCGCGCCCACCCCCGCCGCCTCGAGGATCTCCGCCGCGGTCACCCATTCGGCCATGGCCTACGCCTTGGCCGCGGCTCGGGTGCCCGCCACCAGCGTGCTCTTGACGATGCCCGCCGGGATGTAGACCGCCGAGGCACCCATGCCCCAAATGGCGATGTTCTGGCCCAACTTGGCGACGTCCTCGGCGGAGATCGGGAACGGGCCATCCTCGTGGAACCCCGCCGCCTCGGCGTTGGTCACGAGGTGCGTGTTGCCGGTGAGGAACGGGGCCCGGATGACCGGGAGGCCCGAGATGTTGATCGCGAGCGTCGAGGCTTGCGCGGTGCCCGCGATGTTCTGGGTGCCGTAGGCGGAGGGCCAGAGGTCGGCGAGCCCGCCGAGGCGGGCGAATTCGGTGGGGCTCACGAGATCGACGGTCGCGGGCGATCCGGTCGCATCCTCGACTTCGGCGGAGGCCTCGAAGAGGAACGCGCGCACCGCGGCGGCATCGGCGGTCGCCGAGAGCACCGAGGAGCCGCCGGCGCCCGCGAGGAGGTCGGCTTCGAATTCGGCCTCGGTCGCCCGCGCGTAGCAGATGGACAGGATCCGGAGATAGGCCTCACGGTAGGAGGGGCTCGAGCGGCGGATCAACTGATAGGAGACATCCGAGCCGCCCGCGAACGTGGTGATCGGCGACACCCCGGTGAGCAACTTCACCTTGACCGAGGTGATCTCTGTCTTTTCCGCCACTTGCTTGCCCACCACCGTGTCAAGGTCGAGGGCCGGATCGAGGTACGGCCAATTGAGGTTCATGCCCTCGCTACCGAGCGAGCGGGCGCCGCCGAGGGCGGCGATGGCGGGGCGCGGGCGCGACAGGATGCCCTTGATGTCGGTCACCCATGCGGGCTGCATCACGCCCGGGTTGTCGCCCGTCACCTGATCGGCGAGGGCGCGAGCGAGGAGCGGATCGGTGAGCACCGCGGCGGCGAACGCGTCGAACGTCGGGTACTTGGCGAGCGGCGAGGCGCCGCCGTGCCCATTGCCGCCGCGCGCCTCGAGCATGGTCATGCGCCCGAGCATCTCGGTGCGCAGCAGCTCGAGCCCCGGATCGGCGGCGCGCGCCTCGACCCGCACCGGCGGGGCGGGCTCGGGCGGATCGGGCGGCGGGGTCGGGGTCGGGGTCGGCTCGGTCTCTGTCGTCATCTCGGAACTCCTCACGGCTAGCACGTTGGCGCTCGGATAGGCGCCGAACTCCACCACTCCCACGCGCGCCAAGCGGCCACGTGTGCGCTCGATCACGCCATCCTTGGCGATCCTGGATCCACCCTCGACCGGCGCGTACACCACCGAGACGTTGCGGTAGACCCCATCGCGCACCAACTCGAGCAACTCATCGCCCGCCGCGGTGCGGCTCACCCGGAACGCGGCATGGGGCCCATCGTCTCGGTCGGTCAATTCGATGGCCTTGCCCGCGAGGCGGGCGCCCGGTTGCCCGTGGTCGCCGATGGCCTCGAGGGCGACCGTGGCCGGATCGGTGCCCCGGAACGCGCCCCGGATGAACCGCTCCCGCCCCTGTGGCGTCTCGGCCACCTCGCCCCATGCGAGGAGCCGCGCCTCGATGATCCGCTCCTCTTCGGAACGGATGAACATCTCGCCCCCACCCTCCCGGGTGAGCAACTCGGTCATACCGCCACCTCCGCGGGTGCGTGCAACGTCGGGAGCAACTCGGGCGGGGTGCTCGGGCTATTGGTCGCGGGCTTGCCCCGGTCGCGCCGCACCTCCTCGAGGGTGTAGATCCCGGCGGCGATGGCGTCGGCCTCGACCCGCACCCGCTCGGATTCGGCGAGCCGGAACAACTCGCCGAGATCGAACCGCACGGTTTGGGTGGCGGGCAGGAGATCGGAGAGGCCGGACTCGATGGGCGCGAGGTACTCGGGCTGGCCCGTCACGCGCATGAACGTGTCGAGCATCCCGGCGATGTTCTGATAGGTGAGCGAGGAGCCGTCCACCGGGGCGAGGAGCAACTCGGCGGGCACGATCCCCCAGATCCGGGCCACCTCGAGCACCCCCGCGCGGCGCGTCTCGAGGAGTTGCGACGATTCGGGGTTGCCACCCGTCTCGTGGATGTCCCACCCCTGCGGCAGGATCCCGGGCGAGTGGTCGAGGTGGTTGGCGACCCACCGCGCCTTGGCCCGGTCGGCATCGGTGTCGGTGAGGGTGCCCGCGAACTTGAGGGTGACCGAGGGCACCGCGCCATTGGTGAACCAATCGCCCGCATAGATCTCGGCGGCGAGCACCCGGGCGAGCGCCTCCGCGTTGGTGTCGAATTTGGAGGGCACGAGCAACTCGCCCGGGCGCCGCCCGGGCAACTCGATGTGGAGGATGTCGCGCCCCGGGGTGAGGTCGCGCTCGCCCCACCGGTAGCGGCGGAATAGCCCGGTGTCATCCCACTCGACCTTGACGGCATCGAACGGGAGCACCACCCCGACATCGGGGAAGCCCGCCGCGTTGCGCCCGGTGGCCGGGAGCCACACGTATGCGTTGGAGTGGTCGAAGAGGCTCCCGGCGATCGATCCGAGGAACGCATCGCGGGTCGAGCCCGGTTGCGGGCGCTGGACGATCCTGGGTTGCTCCTCGAGCGGATAGCCGCCGCGCCATGCCATCGGGTTGAGTTGGGCCACGAGCGAGACCACGAACGAACGCGCCCGGTTGACGGCGGGCAGACCCATGTAGTCCGCGGCGCCCAACCGCTGATCGACCGCCCATTGGATCTGGCCGCCGAGGTCGCTTTCGGAGGGTCGGGGGGACAAGAAACGTCGCCAAGCGGCGGTTATCCCCTCAAGCACGGGCGCACCATAGCGCGCCGAGGCCGAATTACAACCCCGAATCGCTCGAGCTCCGTCAGTAAATCGTCGGATCGAGCCGCGGTGCGTTGGCCCACCCGTAGCGGGCGAGGGTGGCGGCGATGAGCGGCGAGGGGTCGGTGCCGTGCTCGGGGCGGGCCCATGCCCACGCATCCGCCACCGTGCGCCGCCGCGCCGCCACCACCGCATCATCGAGGGCGGGTTGGCCGCGGTGGGCGATCCGGCGGGTGCTCACGTCGTCATACAGCGCGCCGCACGCCATGGCGTACTGCCGCGCGGTCACGAGGAGGAGCGGCGGCACCCGGGCCATCTGGGTGAGCCCGGTCACGAGCGAGCCCGCGGGGCCCGACGGATCGAGGGCGAGGGCGGTCGGATTGTGGCGTTGCAGCAGCTCGGCGATCCTCTCGACGATCCACTCGGTGCCCGGGCGGCGCTCGACCAACTCGAGGTGTACCCGCCCGTCGGGGCGCGCGCCCGCCACCGAGATCGAGGAATGCGATCGATCGGGCGCCACGTCCAAACCGAACGCGGGCGCGCCGGTCGCCGCCGATCCTGGATCGCGGCACGCCACCCAATCGGCGAGCGCGAACACCGGCGCCCCGCCCGGATTCCACCGGTTGAGATAGGCGCGCGCGAACTCGCCCGCGTCCATCGTGCCGAGGTCGGCCCGGATGGTCGCCTCATCGATGAGGATGCCGAGGGCGGGCATCGCCGCCCACCACGTCTCGGGATCATCGATGTCGGCATCATCGGGTGCCGACCATTCGAAGTACGCGACACCCTCGCGCTCGCCCGCCTCGACCCGGGCGCGGCCATCCTCGACCCGCTCTCGGAGGAACGTGCTCTCGTCGGTGCCCGCGGTGGACACCACCCACATCTGGGCCCATGGCCGCGTGACCATCGCGGGGCGGAACGCTTGGATCAACCGATCATCGGTCTGGGCGAATGCCTCATCGATCACCCCGAGGTCGAGGGTGAACCCGTGGCCCGACGATTCGCCCGAGGCGCTCACCCCGTGCACCGAGCCGGTGCGCCACCGGATGGCCTCCGAGCCGTTGGAGCGGCGCACGCTGTAGAGACGGCGGAGCGGCGAGTGGTCGAGGAGGTCGACTTGCTCGCTCCACTTCTCGCGGGCATGGTTGCGATCCTGGGCCGTGTAGAGGATCCGTTGCGGGCGCCCGTCCACCCCGCCGAGGGCGCGGTGCACCATGACCGGGAGGAGGAGCCCGCCCGTTTTGCCGTTCTGCCGCGGCACGGTCACGCGCACCTCGCGATAGGCGGGGCGCCCGTCGGGCATCACCTCGAGGGCGGTATCCATCACCGTGCGTTGCCACGGCAGGGGCGGCGACCCGAGCACCGCGCCGACCCGGGCGACCGCCTCGCCGAGAGACTCCCGGCTAGGGCTCCTCTGGGTGGCGTAGCGCGGGGGTGCGGCGGAGCGAGGAGAGGAACGCATCCAACTCATCCGTGGGCGGGGCGGGGCGGGAGGTGAGGAGGCGGAGCGCCTCGAGGTGCACCCGGGCGACGTTGCCCGCCACGTAGGGGTTGGGGGCATGGTCGAGCGCCCGGGCGAGGGTGCGCGCCGCCGCCACGAGCCCCGCATCGGCGGGCTCGACCCGATCCGCCGCGCGGAGGGCGCGGATCGTCCGCTCGACCGCATCGGCGTTCCGGCGGGGCGAGCCCGTCCGGTACAGCAACTCGAGTTGGTCGGGCGAGCGGCTCACGCGAGGAGCACGGTGAGGAGGATCCGCTCGAGGGTGTCGAGGCGGAGCACGTCGAACCGCTCGCCATCGCCGCCCTCATCCTCGTAGGAGGCGCTGGTGGCCTCGGCGAGCACCACCCGGAGGAGCGCCCGGGCGAGTGGGAGCATATCGGGCGGGATCGGCTCTAGAACATCCGTTCTATCTTGCATCGGGCCCGCTCCTAGCCCTGCCGGGGAGAGATGACGCCGACGCCTCTCGGCGCCCCGGTTCCCCACCTAAAGAACGGCCATCGATGAGCGCGAGCATGACGCGCGCCAACGCGGTGAGATCGGCGTCCGGGCGCTCGGCCATGTGCCAACACGTGAGCACCAACTCACCGCGCAACCCACCCTCCGCTACCACCTCCACCACCCTGCCCATGACCATGCGCCGCGATCCTGGATCGGTCATGCGCCCACCGCCTCGGCCTCGAGGTATCGCTCGAGCTGCCGCCCCAACCATTCGGTGTACGCGGGTGGGATGGCTTGGCTCAACTCGTGGTAGGTGATGGGGTGCTCGATGCCCATCGCCGCCATGTGCGCCTCGAGCGACCCCTCGCCCACTTGGTAGCCCCCACTGATCGAGAGCACGCGCAAGGGGTTGGTCCGATTCCATGCCGGTGCGTAGATCGGTGGATAGGCGAGGTCACGATGCGCGCACGGCCTCGAGAATAGGAGGATGTTTGATTCGAACTTCCGGTGACGACGGATCGGGAGGCCGAACGATGAGCCGCACAGGACGATCCAATTGCGGAGCGGGGCGGTCGGCACGTTCTCGATGATGTAGGGGCGCCCGGATGCCTCGAGCCGCTCACGGGTGGCGGCGAGGAGGTCGGGGTGGTTGGCCCGGTTGGCGATCGAGACGGCTTGCGAGAATGCTTGGCACGGCGGGCTCGCATGGATCGCATCGAACCCCTCGAGCGGGTAGGTCATGGCATCGGCTTGGTGGAATTCGAACGGGTAGTGAGGCTGGGGGCGGTTGTCCACCCCGACCACTTCGAACCCCGCCCGGTGGTAGCCCATCGCCGCGCCGCCCGCCCCGCAGAAGAGGTCGAGGATCCTCACCACCGCCTCGAGGGCGATCCCATCCCGCGCTGGTGGCGGAGGGCCACCTCCCGGCCTCGGGCTTGGTTGCACGGGGCACATGATGGGGCGAGGTTCTGGGGGTCGAACCCCGCCCCACCATCGGCGAGTGCGGTGATGTGGTCGAGTTGGGTCGAGGGCGCGCCACACCAATGGCACGGGAGGCCGCGGATCGATCGCGAGGCGCGCACGTGCGCCTTGCGGTCATAGGCGCGGCTCACCCCTCGCCCTCGAGGCGCTCGGCGAGATCGACCACCACCCACGGGGCGGGCTCGATGGTGTCGCCCGGTTTGACCACGGCCATCGCGCAGATGACGCACAGGATCACATCCTCGGGCCCGAGCACCGCCCGGTTGCTCAACCACGTGGCGCCGGTGCACCTCGAGCACGCCACCCGGTGGGATGGCACCGCCGGGAGCCCGTACCGCTCGGGCACGGTCACGATGGCGCTCATGCCCGCTGCCGCGCGATGAGGTCGAATTGGGCGCGGTCGGCGCACGTGGCCGCATGGCGCCCGCCATCCCGGTCGAGGAGGCCCGCGGCGGCGCCCGAGAGGGCGCGGGCGAATGACACCCGCGAGCCGCACGCGCGGCACGTGGTGATGTTCACCACCCGCCACGAGGCGGGGCGGCTCCACCCCGCGTACCGGTCATCACGCTCGAGCATGGCGCTCACGGCTCTCCTCCTCGCCACCGATGCGCCACCCGCCGACCCAATGGAATTCCTTGACCACGTAGGCGCGCGGCTCGGGTTGGTCGAGCGATGCCGCCACCTCGATGCGGGTGGCCGGATCGGCGATGCACGAGAGGCACAGGAACGTCTCTTCGAGCCTGGATCCCCTCGCGCACCGCACGCATGGGCGGGCTTGCCTCATCGCTCGATCAACTCCCGCTCGATGTCGGATGGATCGAGGCCGTACCCCCGGAGGAGTGCCTCCTCGCTCAAGGCGGATCGGGAGGTATCGGGGTCCACTGGCGGCTTGGGAGCCGTGGCCCCGATCCTACCGAGCCGTGTCAAAACGTCGCCCGTCTCACGCTGCCCCACGCTGTCGCACGGCA